CGTACCTGATGCGCTGTGGGAGTATCTCGGCAACAAGTGGCGTTATACGGTCCAAGGCAACAAGGCCGTCTCCGGGACGACATCGGCGCAGATCGCGGCCCAGCTCGCGGGAGCTCTTTCGACGGTCCCTGCTTCAACGCCGTTTGTCTGGTTCTGCCCCGAACGGTTTTTGAACAGCCTCCTTGCAGGCACGCCAGCCACCTCCGGCCTTGCAGACTGGGCTACCGACATTGCGGCGGTCCGCGCCGCCGGTGGCCGCTGCATCATTGGGACGTGTCCTCCAGCGCAGCCGGGCAACCCATTCACTGGCGCACAGGAAACGCAGCGCGGGCTGTTTAATGTAGGCACGCGCGCCCTTGCGGCCAAGGATGTCAAGGTAATCGACTACGACACCCTTAACCTCGTGGCCGGCGATTACGTCAACCAAATTCATCTCAAGACCAATGGATGGGACAAGGCTGCGGCGGCAATCCAGTCCTCCGGCCTGCTCACCGCATGGCTTCCGTCCGCTTCTGTCATCTCCAACTTAAGCACGGAATACACTGACAATCCTGGCATGACTGGCGGCAACTCGTCTGGTCCGAGCGGCTGGACGGTGGACACCTCGCATGGCGGCGGCGCCACGTTTGCTTGGGACGCCTCCACGCAGACGATGACGATCGGCGGGGCGGTCGTCGGGACCGGGAACTATATCGACATCTTCCGCAACTCCAGCAACACGCCGAAACCTGCGGTTGGCGACAAGATTGAGGTTCTGATCGACTACAATATCGTGAGCGAAACCTGTTTGCTCGCGATCTACGCAAACGGCACTATCTGGGATTCCGGCTTCGTGACGATGGCGAGTGCCGGTTCGTCGCTCTATGCTCCTGGTGTCGCGGAAACCGCAGCGGACATGGCCCGCGCGGCCGGCAACTACGTCAACCGCAGCCCGCAGGTTCCGGTTGCGAACGTCGGCACAGGCGTTCCGAACTATCGTTTTACCGACTTGAAAATCTACCTCAACCCCGGCGCCGCAAACATCGTGATCAAGGTCAATCGCCTGACGATGCAGAAGTGTGTGTAGCGCACTCCCTCAGGGAGAGCGGTGCGAGGCGTTTTGATAGTATGATAGAATCATGATCTGCCGCATCAACCGCGCCTTCTACCGCCTGCTCTTGAAAATGGAGATGATCATGAGCGCTCTCGACGATCTCACCACCGCCGTTTCCGGCCTCTCGGCCTCCGTGGATGCGGCTGTCGCCGCGCTCGGCTCCGCGCCGGCCAGCGATGCCGCCCAGCTCACCGCGCTCGCCGCGCAGGTGAACGACGCCAAGGCGAAACTCGACGCCGCTGTCGCGGCGCACTCGACGACTCCGGCCGCCTGATGTTATGAGATGGCGCTCAATTGTTCTGCGCCATCTCTAGCATAAGGAACTCGATTGACCATTCTGACGCCGACCTTCGCCGAGCGCGCAGGTCCGATGCACGTCACCGCCGCGCATGAGCCGACCAAGGCCGGGGAAGTTCCGGCCATCGCGCAGCAGCCAAACACCCCCGAAGCCGTCGTCCAGCAAAAGCAGCCACTCAAGGTCGCGCTCGTCGGCACTGCGCCATCGTCGAGAATGCTTGCGCCTTTCAACGATACGAGCTGGGCGATCTGGGCCTGCTCGCCCGGCAACATGAACCAGATTCCGCGCGCCGACGCGTGGTTCGAGCTGCATTCCAATCTGCTCTGGCCCGAGCATGAGAGCTACGGCAAGCCCTACATCGAATGGCTGAAGACCGTGAAGTTTCCGGTCTACATGCAGGAAACCTGGCCGAACGCGACCGGCGATCAGATTCCCGTCAAGCAGATCGTTCCCAGCGCGATCCCGTTCCCGAAGGGCGATCTCGTCGAGGAGTTCGGCGACGAGTTCTTCACCTCGTCCTTTGCGTGGATGATGGCGCTGGCGATGAAGATGGGCGCCATCGAGATCGCGCTCTACGGCATCGATATGGCGAGCCGCGACGAATACATCCGGCAGCGGCCCGGATTCTATTACTTCAAGCGCGAGGCCATCAAGCGCGGCATCAAGGTTTCGGCGCCGCATGAGAGCGACATCATGCAGTCGCCGCCGCTCTACGCCTACACGGACTCGACGCCGTTCGGCCGCAAGATTCTGGCGCGCCGGCAGGAGATCAGCGGGCGCATCAGCGGCATGGAACAGCAGCACGCCCAATTGAGCCAGAACATTCACTACCTGAAGGGCGCGCAGGAAGACCTCGACTATTTCGAGAGCATCTGGTCGGGCGTCTCCAATGACATGGGCCGGCTGCAGCATGAGAACGCCAAGCTGCGGGCGCGCAATGCTGAGCTTGAGGCGAAGGTGGCCTCGATGACGATCGGCGGCTCACTCACAATCGGCCAGCCGGTGATCACGATGACACCGCCGCAGCCAATGTTGATGCCTGGCGTATGGACGGTGTCGGCTGGCGCGCCTGCACCAAAACGTCGTCGCCGTCGCAAGGCCAATGATTTGAGCGACGGCTCAGATCATGGTAAAGACGCCCAAGTGAGGGCGCCTGATGAGCAACCCGTTCAACGCGAATCCGGTCACGTCGGGGACATATACGTTCAACCCAACGGCGGGGGAGTTCATCTTGAACGCCTTCGACCGGATTCAGATCAGGCCCACGGAGATCGAGCAGACGCAAATGTCGCGCGCGATCATGGAACTGAATCTGGCGCTGGTCAGGTTCAACACGATGCCGGGGCAAAACCTCTGGACCATTGATCTGCAATCCGTGCCGCTCGTGCAGGGCGTCGCGCAGTATTCAATTCCGGGCGAGACGCGGATGATCCTTTCGGGGTTCATCCGCTATTCTAATACCCCGCAGCTCGATCGCTATGTCTACCCGATCGGCCGCGACGAATACGCCTCGATCTCGAACAAAACGAATCAGGGCTTCCCGTCGCAGTATTGGTTTGATCGGGTGATTTCGCCCACGGTCACGTTCTTCCTCGTGCCGGACGGTGCCTTCAATTACACCTTCTACTATTACCGCGCGCGGCAGGTGCAGGACGCGCAAGTTCTCAATGGCCAGAACATGGAACTGCCGTATCGCTTCTTCGACGCGATCACGGCTGATCTCGCGCATCGTCTGGCCCGCATCTACCGGCCGCAGCTCGAAATGGCGCGCAGGCAGGACCGCGATGAGGCGTGGTCAATTGCCGCGACCGACGACACCGAATGGGTGCCGCTCTATCTGACGCCCGGCCTCGCAGGCTACTGGGATCGCTGATGCGCCCGCATGGCCACGCCAGGATCGACTCGCGCCATCCGGAAGCGCTCGGCATCTGTTACAGGTGCGGGTTCACCTACAACCGCGACGATCTGAAATGGCAGTTCGACTGGCAGTTTGGGCCGCGCCTCCACAACATCGGGACGATCGTCTGCGAGGACTGCTATGACAAGCCGCAGCCGAGCGGACGGCCTATCGTTCTGCCTCCCGATCCCGAGACAGTTGACTACGCAAGCCCGGAATATCTGACGCAGGCCGACAATCCGGTGACGGGCGTTGGCTACAACGTCGCCAATGCCTTCCTGCCGACGCCGCTGCAATCACTCGGCGCCAACATCGGCAACATGACGCTCAATGCCGGCGTCAACGCCGCATTCGACGGCCAGACGAACAAGCGCTCGCCGTTCTGCGCCGGCCTCTCAATCTCGAACGCCGGCTTCCAGAACACGGTCGGCAAGAATTGGAACGCTGATCCCTCCGGCGTCACGCTGACGCTGCCGTCGACCGCGACAGCGGCGAGCTACATCCTCGCGTCCTTCACGATCTATGGGCCGAACGACACCAAGATTCTCAATTCGGCGACAGGTGTCACAAACTTCAATATCGAAGGCTCGCTCGACGCCTCGACGTGGACGACGATCTACACGGGCGCCACGGCGGGCACCGTTGGCGAGACGATCAGCGGCACGATCACCTCGACTGGCTCCTACACCTATCACCAGCTCAACATCCAGGGCGACGGCGTTTCGGCGGTGAACGTGGCGCAGGTGCAGTTCAACGCGGCGAACTCGTTCCCCAACGACATCTGAGGCGTTATGGGCATCACTTACTCCTCTCTGGTCTCTGAATGCGCGACGATCACCGCGATCTCGTCCACGACGCTTGTTACGGGTGATACCAATTTCGGCGGCATCATGGACGCCGCGATCAACTACGCCGAGGGCCGCATCTATCGCGATCTCGATCTGCCGGCGGCGCGCGTCACCGACACCTCCGTCATCTGCACCTCCGGCATCCGAACGATTTCGCTGTCGACGACGCAGGGCACGCTGCTCTCGATCGAGACGCTGAACCTCTTCTCCTCGGCCGGCACGACCGCCGCCAATGGTACGCGCATTCCTCTGACGCCAACCTCAAAGGCCGTGATTGATATAATCTATCCGACGCAGCTTTCGTCGCAGTGCGGCCTCCCAGAGTATTTTGCCCGCGTCACCGACACGCAGATCATGCTTGGCCCGTCGCCGGATCAGGCCTATGGCACCGAGGTGATCGCCACGGTGCGGCCGAATCCGCTTTCGGCGTCCAACTCGTCGACTTGGCTGACGCAGAATGTGCCGGAGCTGATGGTGGCGGCCTCGATGGTCTTCTTGGCGGGCTACATGCGGAACTACGGCGCGCAGGCCGATGATCCTCGCATGTCGCAGAGCTGGGAGACGCAGTACCAGCAGCTCCTCGGCACGCAGAAGATTGACACCCTCCGCATGAAGTTCATGTCCGACGCGTGGACGCAGCAGCAGCCGAACCAGGCTGCAACACCGCCGAGGGCGTAAGCATGCCTTGGGGCGCAATCAAACTCATCCCCGGCGTTGATACTCAGAAGACGCTGACCGACAACTCGGCCGGCATCTCTGTGTCGCAGATGATCAGGTACAAGGAAGGCCTGGTCCAAACCTACGGCGGGTTTCAGACCTATATCTCCGGCTCGATCAATTCGACGATCCGCGATCTGCACCCGTGGCAGGACGTCAACGGCAATAAGCATCTCGGCGTTGGCGCCACGCAAAATCTCGTTGTCATAACGGCCGGATCGCAGCAGGACATCACGCCGCAGCAGACGACGACCAACCCAACGCCGAACTTCTCGATCTCGTCCGGCAGCAACTTGCTGACGATCGTGGATGCCAGCGCGAACCTGTCTGCCTACAACACCGTCTATTTCAACACGCCGATCGCAATCGGCGCCTTTCTCGTCAACGGCGCCTACAGGGTCAACTCGGTTCTCGGCTCGACGATCTACACGATCCTGCTGCCATCGAACTCCACGTCGACCGTAACGTCGAGTGGCACGTTGCCGGTATTCGCAATCGCCAATGGCTCGCCGAATATCACCGTGACGTTGTCCAACAACGGCTACACGGCGACGCCGGGTTTGTTTCAGCAGTTTATTCCTCCAACCCAAGTCGGCACTTCCTCGAACGGCATCGTGGTGCAGGGCAAATATCAGGTCGCGAGCGTCGTCGACTCGACGAACTTCGTTATCACAGCGCTGACTCAGGCAAGCACCACGGCAACCGCGACGATGAATGGCGGCAATGCCCAGCTCGTCTATTACGTGACGCTCGGGCCGCCAACTCCTGGCTCCGGCTTCGGTGCGGGCGGCTTCGGCTCCGGCGGCTTCGGTACGGGTACTGCGACGTCCGGCACGGCAGGAACGCCGATTACGACGACCGATTGGACCACGGATAACTGGGGTGAGGTGTTTCTGGCCTGCCCGAAGGATGGCGCCATCTACGCGTGGTCGCCAAACCTCGGCTACACCAACACGCAGGTGATCGCCACCGCGCCCATCTTCAATGGCGGCATCTTCATTTCGATGCCGCAGCAGATTCTGGTTGCCTATCGTTCTGTGCAGTCGACGGGGGTCCAAGACCCGCTCGTCATTCGCTGGAGCAATGCCGGCGACTACACCAACTGGACGGTGTCGAACCAGACCACCGCCGGCTCATTCCACTTCTCCAGCGGCAGCTACATCGTTGGCGGCATTCAGTGCCCGCAATTCGGGCTCGTCTCCACCGACATCGAGGTGTGGACGATGACGTATGTCGGCGGCACCGTCATCTTCAACTTCAACAAGGTCGGCACGGGCTGCGGTTGGATCGGCCCGCATGCCTGCGGCATTCTCTCTGGCAATCCGTATTGGATGGGCACGAACAACTTCTTTACGCTTTCGGGACAAGGCGTCCAGCCGCTCCCTTGCACGGTTTGGGATCAGGTGTTCCAGAACCTGTCGGCCGCGAACCAGAGCAAGGTGCGCTGCGCGGTCAACTCGGCGTTCAATGAGATCATGTTCTTCTATCCGTCCGCCAGTGCGACCGAGAACGACAGCTATGTGAAGGTCCACATCGAAGGCAACGAGTACGAGTGGGACTACGGCTCGATGCAGCGAACCGCGTGGACTGACGTCTCGATCCTCGGGATGCCGATCAGCGCCGATACGAGCGGCCAGCTTTGGCAGCATGAAACGGGGACATCCATCACGGGCGTCGGCCTGCCGAGTTTTCAGACCGGCTGGTGGACGATTGGCGAGGGTGAAGAAATCCCGATCGTCGACTACGTGATTCCCGATTTCATCTGGGGCACGCGCTCGGGCGCGCAGAATGCCAGCATCAACATCACCTTCTATGGCGCGGATTATCCCGGCGGCCCCGTGATGACCTATGGCCCCTACACGGTGACGCAGTCGACCAACTTCATCAATACCAGCATTCGCTCGCGGCTCGTGTCAGCTTTCATTCAGAGCAGCGCGTCGAGCGAGTTCTGGCGGCTCGGCCGCATTCGCTTCCGCTTCGCCAGCTCGGGGAGGCGCTGATGGTGTCTCTCACTGACATCCTGACGACGGTGCAGCAGGGCGTCATCGCGGTCAACAACCTCGTGACGCAGACATCCGGTTCGTTCAACAACATCAGCTCGCAGCTCGCGACCCTCACGGCCAATGGCAGCACCAAGCTCACTGCGCCGAGGACCTACTATGTCAGCACCTCCGGCAGCGACAGCAACACCGGGCTCGCCTCGACATCCGCGTTCCTGACTCCGCAGCACGCCATCAGCGTCGCGGCTGGCTTGGACAGCAACGGCTTTGACGTCACGCTCCAGCTCAGTGGCAACTATTCGCTGGTTTCTGGGCTCACCGGCCAGGCGATGAAGGGCAGTGGCCACATCATCATTCTCGGGGACGAGACAACACCATCCAACGTCACCCTGACATGCTCGGCGGCCAATGCGATCGGCTTGAACAATTCCTACGTCTCCACCGTCTATGAAGTGCGCGGCGTCAATTGGGTCGCGACAGGGGGTGGCACGACATTCGCGCTGCAGGCTCAAGGCTGTCTGATCCGTCACCAGAACATGCAGATTGATGCTGGTTGGCTGCAGCAGTTGCGCGCGATCGATGCCGGAACTATCGCAACGACCGGCAGCACGCTCATCATCTCGGCCTCGCCCCTGGCTGGTGGCTATTGCATCGTCACGGTTGCCGGCGTCGTTCGCTTCACGCCAGTCACGAACTCGATCTCGATCCCGAGCGCATTGTCGTTTACGGCGGGCGGCTCTTTTGTGGCCGCGAATACGACAGGCGCCGTGATTGCGACGGCCGGCATCCTTTCGATTACCGGCGCTGGCGCCGGTGCCGGCAGTTCCGGCCAGCGCTATCAGGCTGACACCAATGGCGTAATCCGCACCGATGGCGGCGGCGCCGCGTTCTTCCCTGGCAATGTCGCAGGCAGCACGACCAACGGAGGTGTCTACACATGAGCCAGCCTCAGCAACCACAATCTCAGCAATATGGTGGCGGCCTCACCGCGATCCTGACGTCGCTACAGCAGGGCGTGACCGCAATCAACAATCTCACACAGACGATGAAGTCGATCTTCCCGTCGTCGAGTTAAACGAGGAGCACCCATGGTTTCCGCCTTCACTCCAAATATCCAGCTCGAAGAGCCGGCGCGCGGCGACGACGTCGGCACTTGGGACACGCCGGTCAATAGCAACATGACGTTGCTCGATCTCGTGTGCGGCGGCACGGTGAACATCACGTTGAACAACTCGCCTGTCGTGCTCTCGGCGGCGCAGTTCCAGTGCGCCCAGATCAATTTCGTCTCTACGCTGTCGGCCAACGTCACGATCACTTTCCCGGCGACGTTCTCGAAGCCGTACATCATCCAGAACCAATGCACCGGATCGAGTGCCTTCACGGTCACGTTGCAGACCACTATCGCGTCTGCCGAGCATATCTGCGCGCCTCCTGGCGAGATGATCGACGTCATGTCCGTGAGCGGTGGCAACCTCAAGTATCGCAACCTTGATCGGATTGGTGCTTATTGGGACTATGCTGGCTCCTCGGTTCCGGCGTGGGTCACGGGCTGCACCGTTCCGCCCTATCTCAACTGCGACGGTTCGACGTTTAGCTCGGCGGTGTATCCGCAACTCGCAAACATCCTTGGGGGCACCACGCTGCCTGATGCGCGCGGTCGCAACGCCTTTTATCTCAACCAAGGAACGGCTCGCTTGTCCTCGGGTGGCGCCGGCATCAATGGCAACACCGTCCTGTCGGTCGGTGGCGGCGATGGCGTGGCTTTGAAGTCCAGCAACATCCCGACATTGACGTCCTCTGGCACGAACACTACCACCGTTTATCCCAACGGGAGCAGTGCCACCTATGTACCCATTCGCGGCGCAGCGTGGAGCGCCTTCAACTGGAACATCGGCGGCGGCGGCAGTTACTATGGTCCGACCCCGCCGATCGGCGTGAACGACATCAACAGCGCTACGGCATTCAGCGGGAGCAACAACGTTTCCGTCACCTATACTAATGCCTCGCCGCAGGCGGTCGGCCTCACTGCGCCGGCCTTTGTGGCGGGGCTTCGTCTGATCCGCGCGGCCTAATTGATGCGCCGATGAATTGAGGATAGACTCGGAAAATGCCGCTCATTCACAGCAAGTCGCCCTACGCGCTGCACGAGAACATCTCGACGCTGATGCATGACGTGGGCAAGAGCCCGCATGTGCAGTCGCGGAAACAGGCCATTGCCATCGCCCTTGAGACGCAGCGCCGCGCCGGCAAGGCTGGCGGTGGTGGCACGCCCTTCGGCGAGCGCATGGCCGCCCGCCAATTGACCCACGAAGGGTTCCTTCATTCCTCCGTGCCCGGCCGCACCGACAAGCTGCCGATCACGGTGAAGGGCGGCGCCTACGTCCTGCCGGCCGATCATGTCGCCGCGCTCGGCCAGGGCAATTCGCTGGCTGGCGCCAACACCGTCAACAAGATGTTCAAGATGGGGCCTTACGGCACCAACCCGATGCCGCTGAAGGGCATGCGCGCGCAAGGCGCTCATCTATCGCTGAAGGCCACTGCGCACCGTGCCGATGGCGGCAAGACCGAGGGTGACGAGACGCCGATCATCGCTGCAGGCGGCGAGATCGTGATCCCGCCCGAGAAGATCATCGAGCGCTTCGGCGATCTCGACAAGGGCCACAAGGCTCTCGACGAATGGGTGGTGTCGACCCGCAAGAAGCACATCAAGACACTGCGCAAGCTGAAACCGCCAAAGAAGGACTGATCGATGCCGTGCCCGTCCGTGGTTCGCGTCGCAAGGCCGGAGGATCGCCAAGAGATTTGGCGACTGTTCCTGCAGGGCCACAATGAGAACGGCCAGTTCACGCTCGCGCCGGAGAAGGTCGACTTCTTCATCAACCGCGCGCTCTGGCCCGACATGATCCCGCCATGGGATACGGGGCCGCGCGGCGTCATTGGTGTCATCGGCGACGTCGGCCATCTCGAAGGCGTCGTCTTCGTGACGATCTCGACGTTCTGGTACTCCCACGACAAGCATCTCGAAGAGTTCCTTGTCTATGTCGACCCCGAGTGCCGCAAATCGTTCCACGCCCGCGCGATGATCACATGGATGAAGCAGCAGAGCGAGCGGACGAAGCTCAAGCTGATTACCGGCGTGATCTCGAACACGCGAACCGAATCGAAGGTGAATCTCTATAGCCGGATGGTTCCAAAGATCGGCGCCTTCTTCATGTACGACCCGCAGACCAGCGTCGCGATCTCCAGCGCAGCAGCGGCGTGAGGTGAGCCATGGGTAGCAAGGGCCAGACGACCACCACCAACCAGACGCAGACCTACTCGCCCAATCCGGTTGCGCAGGGCTACATCACCGACGCGCTCGGCCGCGCGCAGAGCGCCGCCAACCAAGGCTTCAATCTCCCCGTCGCGCCGGTTGCCGGCTTCTCCGGCCAGCAGGAACAAGCCTTCAATGCGGTGGGGCAGGGCTACAATGCCGCGCAGCCTTACTTCAACCAGGCCGGCAATTATTTCCAGCAGAGCGCAGCGGGGCCGGACGTCTCGCAGTTCTTCAACCCCTATGCCAGCGCCGTCACCAACAACCTGAAGGACATTTTCGGGCAGCAGATGACGCAGACGACCGGCAACCTGACGCAGGCCGCAGGCGGCGTCGGCGCCGATCGCATTGCAGTCGGCCAAGCCGATCTCGCCAAGCAGCAGGGCCTCTCGGCCGGGCAAACCCTCTCGCAGCTCTATGCGCCATCGCTTCAGGCCGCGCTGCAGGAGCAGAACGTCTTGCAGGGTGCCGGCTATGGGACGGCGGCGGTTGGGCAGGGCGCACAGAACTCTGCGCTGCAGGGCGCGCAGGCACTGCTCGGCACGGGCGGCCTGCAGCAGCAGCTCGCGCAGGCTCAGCTCAACGCGCCCTATCAGTGGCAAGTGCAGCAGTCGCAGTTTCCGTACCAGCAGGCCAACTTCTATGGCGGGCTCGTTTCGGCGCTCTCGGGTGGCCTCGGCGGTACGACAACTGGGCAGGGCACCACCACGTCGCCTGGCCCGTC